TCCCCAATATTGACCCACAGCGTGCCGTCATCGCGAAGTATCCGCTTGCACTCGCGGAACACCTCGACCAAGTTGGCGATGTACTCGTCAGGCGTAACTTCCAAGCCGATTTGACTGCCTACACCATAATCGCGCAAGCCGTAGTAAGGCGGACTGGTGACGATGGTGTGAACGCACTTATTCGCAAGCGGAATGGCGAGAGCATTAGCGTTGATTAGCATAGCGACCCTGTAACTCTGATTGATTTGATTGATAATCTTTGCACCCTGCGCTAAACCATGCTATCGGCGCGTGCCCTTGCTGACATTCGAATATGATCTCTTTTGGTTCCGACCCTCGTGGTACTGTGAACGAGGTTTTAAAATACTTGCAATCTGCGCAAATGTGAGAGGCGGTCATTGTTGATCCTTATCGTTGAATATCTTTCGTAACCCTATTACTAATGCCCACAATAAAACTACTAACGTCATTGCTTCCCCTACCGTCAATTTGCCAAACATCATCCACAATTCGTATAATGTCATTTCGTCACCTGCTCATACGCCTTGCGCCATTTTTCAGGGCTATCGGGTATTTGTTTGACTTCCTTGTATGGCTCATAACCCTTCACGCCTGAATAAATGGTGTCAACGTCAGCCTGGCTGAACTCATCGCTTGTGACATAGCCTTTCACAAACGCAAGCCACCAAGCCCGCTCATCGAACTTGTCAGCACCCATCCACCGAGTGGTCAGGTTGTTACGCTGGATGATCTCGATCAACTCAACCGGCTTCGGCAAGAATTGCGACCCACGAGTCAATGAGATTGTCGCCGCTTCTGCCAACACCATTCGTGAATTGTGACCGAGTACCTGATGGTAAGCTCGTGCTCGCTCAATGTCTACCGGTTGGCCGTAAGCAGACGAGAGCCGTTTCATGACCAACGTAGTTTCTGCAAGCGTGCTCATGCCTTCGCCTCTTTTTTCGCCTTGAAATTTACGCATGTGTCATAAGCGCGCGTCATAGCATAGCGCTGTGCATACTTGCCACACCTGCCAAATTCATCATTAGGATCAAAATCCCATTTATGCCACCGCTTGCAATTCTGGCACGTCTCAAATCTCGCCTGTTCTGCTCTCATAGATTGTGTGCTCATTTGTCCTCCGCGAATATCGGCGCGTCTGCCAGAATCTCATCCAGACCGGCGCTAAGTTGTTTCGTAGGCTTGTAACCATTGTTGCGCTTCTCAATATCGCCAAGCGTCCACTTCAACGCAGATGCCATCGTGGTAACTGTGTAGCGCTTTGCTCGCATACCTTCAAGAGCCTTGCGGTAATCGGCGGTCGTGCCTCCAGCCTTGATGATTTCCTGAATAGCGTCAACTTCTTCCGGCGTGAATTGCGGATCATTGCCGGTTATGTCGTTATAGACATTCCCAAATTGAACAATTTCGTTGGGGGGTAAGGGGGGTAGAGTAGTATCTTTTAGATTAGATATAGAGTTATAGTTATATTGCTTGGTTTTTGCTTGAGCAGGTGCTTGAGCACGTGCTTGAGCAGGTGCTTGAGCAGGTGCTGTATCATCTGCTTCAGCACGTGCTTGAGCGCTTGCTCGTCCGCCTTTCTTACCGGCATATGTTTTTTTGCTTCGTAGTTCTTCAATCTCTTGCTTGCTTTTGTTATAGTCCAGATAATCGTGAATCATATAACCGCCAGGAACGCGATCCCATAGTCCAGCTCTAACTAATGATTCAACCGCTTTTTTGGGTTGTCGCTGGAAGGCGTTGAAAGCAACTGTTTCGATGTCGGTGTCTGATATAAAGCCATCTGTCAGATACTCGTTACAAAAACCATTGCCAGCAATATAAAGGAATGCCGCGTCTCTTCCTGCAGACCTGATTTTCGGGTTAGTCCAAAAACTGTAATCAGTGTTGGTGTACGCCATTCACGCCTCCTAAAACAGTCCCATTTGCGGCGCTCTGTTCTCAAGCTCCAACTTCGCCGGCAAGTGAGCCTGTTCGATGATGCGCCTGCGCGCCCGAAGCTCTTCCTCGCGGCTCAACAACTCGTTCGCCACGTGCCAGCGTTCCTGCTCGTTTGCGATGATCCAGCGCCCCGCTTTTCCGGCGTGTGCTCCAATAGGCCACTTGTACGCTTTCACCAGCGTTTCGAGGATGTCGCGTACCTGGCGTTCACCGAGTCCGCACCGCTTCACCAGCGCTTCAAGCCTGACAGCGTTCTCTTCGCCGACATGCTCGCTCATACAAGCGGCAACCAGCCTGATGTCGGCTTCCTTGATTTCAGCAGATTTCAATCGGTAATAATCAGTGGGGTTCATTTTGCTCCTTTCTCAGAATATCTACGTTCAGCAGTCATTACAGCCTTCTCACTCACGCCTAACTTTTGCGCAATCCAGAACCGGCTTCTCTTTTCATGCCGCCACTCTGCAACAATCGGCAACTTGTCATCTGTCACGGCATAAGGCACAAACGCCGGTTTCGGTTTTGGCTTAGCAACTTCGCCGAATGGAATCGAGTAGTACTTCTCAATCCGCTTCCAGTTAGGCTCAAGCGATGATGTAACCAGCATCCCGGCAAACGTGTGGAAGTAAGGGTCGCGTTCCTGACCTTGCTCCCAGTTATTACATTCTTCGAACTGGAATCGGTACGCCTCGACCAGTGGTACGTCAACCGATTCACAAATACCGATGTCGGGGTTTTCGAATAGCCGGTTCCAGTGCTTACAGGTCAGGCAGTTCATGCTTTCCTCACGCTCACGCTCGGACTGCCTTCGGTCCTGAATTGCGTGATCTCGGGATGCGCCAGCGCGTAACCGTCCAGCGCTTTGGTGTCCCAACTTACGCGCGGCTTGGACCAAACAAAGCTGTGATATGTGCCTTTGACCGTCCTGCCTGCTTGCAAAACTTCCGCCTTAATATCAGCTTCAAGCATTGATTTTTCTTGCAAAATTTGTTCAATCTTTGGGTCAAATTCTGCATCAATTTCTGCGAGTTTTTCTTTGATTTCTTGCGTCAAAACTTGATCAATTAGTGATTGTTTTTCTTGATTAATCAGGTCTATTCCTACACCTAAATCTGAATATTTTTCGATTTTTCCGTAAATGTCCATCTCAATCTTTCTGCCGGTGTACAACGCCCGCCGGCAGGCTCGCGGGAAAAGGAGGAGGAAACCCGCGCCTAAATTTCTTTGTTTGCGCGTGCTTTGAGAATGACACCGATAGCCTGTTTCTTTTCCAGATATTCGGCTCGTTTTTCGTCATCTAAGACGTTCTGCAAACCCTTGTTGATACCGATAATCATCGCTTGCAACGTGCCGTTGGGGATTTCACCGTACTTCACGCCCTCGCTGTTTTCAATAGCCACAGCGCGCTCGATTGTCATGATGTCGTCATCGGATTTCGGCGCAGGCTTAGCCGTTCTAACTGGCTTGCTGACCGGCTTGCTTTCGTTGCCGTCGGTGTCCTCATCGGAGTACATACCTAAGATTCCGGCAATAGAGTAGCGTCTCAAATATGTTATGATTGAGCCAGCCACTTGAGCTGCGGACTTGCCTTTTTCATCATCGGCGTTCATGCTTAGTCTTGTGCTGATCCATTCGCCTGACTGGTGCATGAGTACGGTTTCAATGCCAACCTGGTCGCCTTCTGAATAAGGCAGTTGCGATACCGCTAAACCGTGTTTTCCGAGAACCGGTTTGGCGGTGTCTATTATTGAGCCTAAACTCGCGTACTCGTTTTTCAAAAACGGATTCTTCGAGTCAAACTTTGCAGCAGGCATTTCAACCTGTGCGCGGGATAGAGCGTCCGCCAGCTTTGCGATAGATTCTGATTTGTTCATCGTACCTGCTCCTTTTCTGTAATAAGATTTTCTTGCCAATCGTTCCAAAGTCGGGATTTGATTTTTTCCAGTTGCTTGATTTCATCCTCGATCTCATCCAGTTCAATTTTTGGCAGTGGTACATAATCGCACAATCTCAGGTGGCGACCCCACAACTCGTCAATTTTGCTTTCAACTCTCAACAACTCTGCAGGTTTGCCGTGCCAGTTAGGCTTTGGCCTATAAAATACGTCTGGATCTCGTGAGGTCAAGTTGATTAGAACGGTCATCTTCCCCTCCGCTCACGTCTTGTCTCGATGATGCCGGTTGCGAGTGCGCCCAACATCATCGGTATGCAAATGATTCCAAAACCTACAAGAAACTCAAACATTGTTGCTCCTCTCTAAAATGGGATTGTTGGATCGTCTGCCATCGGGTGGATGCTGAACTCGTTCAGGCAATCCAGGCAAACGTAGGTGAACTTGTCGGCTTGCATCACAACTTGATAACTCTCACAGTGTGGGCAAGTAACAACTTCTTCTTCATACTGTTCTAATCGGGATAAATAGATTTCTTGCGTGTCAAACATATTGCTCCTTTTCTAATATCTATTTCGGTAATTAATTACCTATGCTTATATTATACACACCTGCGGATTAAAGTCAAGTAATTCGTTGACTAATTTTGCCAACTTGCAAGTTGCTCACGCGCACGCAAGCCCTGTTGATAACGCAATGTAGGCAAATACTCACATTCGCGTACAAAACACGAATTTAGGCGGAATTTTTGCGTCTGTGTAGATTGTACGCAATTGTGCGTTGTCGACTATAACCGATAAAGTAATCGGGTTTGTGAGAATTGTCGGTTATGGTCGATTAACGAAAAGCAACCTGCGCGTTTATTGCACAAGTTGCTTGTCTGGTCTTGTATTCGGTCTCCAGTGGAGCTGTCGGCATCGAAACCGAGTTTTGTATCCCGTAGGATACAGCGAACCTTCCAGCCCCAAAGTTATTGTATCAAAATCCCCAAAGTTATTGTATCAAAATCCCCAAAAGTCTGGTTTGAGGTTATAACTGCAAATTGGCACTTTTGCGGTTGCAACTGCAATTTGAATGCTTATCTTTGACATACCACCCGCTTCCTTTGTAATGCACATAAGCAACTTGACAAACCTTCTGCAGCGTAGGCTCGCCGCAATCAGGGCAAACTGTGAGTGGGTCATCGGTGTAATGCTGGAATATCTCGGCCTGCTTCAGGCAATTATCGCAATGGTAGACGTAAACGGGCATCAGGCCGCCTTCCTGTAAGCGGTGGCTGGTTTGCCATTTTGCGCCCTAACTTTGCGAGCGGTCAATTCCCCAGCGGCAAGTTTGGCTTTCAATGTGGCAGCTGCCTTAGCCCATGAGCAACCTGTGTAATCGGCGACGAGTTGGGCGGTCACTTCGTCCGGCTCGATGTCAGGCAAGCCTAACTCTTTAGCAAGTTCTTCAAGTAGTTCGTATTCTGTCATACGACAATAATCTTTCTCTTATCTGGCTGTCCGTGGTAGCGTGACTTGCTATCGTCCAATAGACCGTCAACTACGATGTAACCGCCGATGTCCGACCTGACTGTGTTACTTGCGACCCGATAGCCAAAAGTCGTTTTAAGCTGCCATGACGGCAAGGAGATTGAGCGCGTCCCAGGTAGCTTTGATCCTGAATCGTCGATGCGATGGTTATGCCCTCGCCAGATGTAATTCGGGAGCGGCAAGCCCTGGGTCGCATAATCCACCACCACCTCGGTCGCCAGGTTTGCTGCGCTGGAAGTCCAGGGGCGTGCACCAGCCCTGCCGTGGTGTGCGAAGTCGTGAATCTTGCCGTCGATGCTGAGCGTCAACACCTGCCCGAACTCCACCGCCCCTAACTCGCGGTAAATCTGCGCTTCGGTCGAGTTGTCCATGCCTGCGTGACTTGGACCAGTGCCCAGCACGCCGTAGAAGCCGTCAGCCTTTGCGACAATCGGCAGCATCAATTCTTCAAACGCCTCCACCTGGTCTTGCACCTCGTTCATGACTTGCAGACTTCCGTGATGCACACCGTCCACGAGATCACCGCAATGCACGACTATCAGCCGCCTCTTCTTCGCCAGTTTGAACACGTAAGTCCAGTAATCCGTCCAGCACTCATAGAGCCACTTCTGCAGACGGTTTGCGTAGGTGACTTGCCTCTCAGCTTCTGATCGACTATGCACCGTAAACTCCAGCGGCGCAAGTGCGGTGCTTGAGCCAACGTGCGTGTCGGATATTATCGCTAAGACAGTTCCGCTCATGCCGTCGCCAGTGTCGAATAGACTTTGAACGAGTCCTTTTCCGTCCAGAACTTGCCCAAACTCGTTTCAACGTACCCCTGAATCTGCCACGTTCCAACAGAGTCAATGTCGCCTGAAACAGAGGTGTACTGAATTTTCCCGTCCGTGCCGTCGGTATAGAACGCGGCAGTCTTTTGCATCCTTACGCCAGACGGGTCTTGAAAGTAGATATACTTGGTCGCGGCGGTACTCACGTCAATCGCCGTGCCAGCCGTGTCTGTAATTGTCAGCCTGAATATGGTGCCGACATCCCCATTGTGGACGTAAATCGTGGTCATAAAGACAGCTCCTCGTAAACTTCTAATTCAACTACCATCGGCATCTCAACTGTAAAAGCGGCGCTGACTGGCATTTCGAGCGTAAATAACGCGCTTAGGATCGCCGCAACGCTGAACCCCATAACCTCGGTATACTGGATGACAACCTCTCCCGGAGCAACAGGCCACGTGCCAACAGGCCAACTGTTCTCAGGAAACGACCCCTTCGGAAAGCTCGCGATTATCATCGTCTTAGACCGTCAATGTTACGGCTGATCTGTTGCCGTTGCTATCAACTGTTTCAATAATCACGTCACTGGTGTCATCCACGCCGCGATAGGTGATCGTAGCAGTACTTCCGCCAGTTGCCTTGCCGACCATTTTTGCAGCCAGAATTTTGAGAATATCCTGCATTGTGTAAGACCCGACCACAACCTCGTCAAGCATTGTGATTGCGCCAACTTCCGCGCTGGTTGCCAGTCCTGCGAGTGTGGCTGGAATTGTCGTGCCAGTGTCTTCCAGAATTGATGCAATACCAGAGTTATTCGGTGCAACATAATTTGCTGCCAGTAATGGCGTTGTCGGAATCGCGTTCACGCTTGCCTGTGTTGCCAACGCGCTTACGTCCGCCTTGTACTGGTCGGGATTGTCAAGGTCAGATTGAATGGCAGCAAGCGCCGATGTATATTCCCCACTTGCCGCAGGAGTTGTGGGCAAGTTATCGGTCTTGGCTTTGATTGCACCAATGTTGGTGGTATATTCTCCCGATGAAGCAGGTGTTGCAGGTAAATTGTCGGTCTTGGCTTTGATTGCTTGTACGCTTGTCTCCAGAGCAATTCCATCTGGAATAACTGTTTCATCAGGCATTGCAGCGATGATGTTATCTTCAACATCCGAGAGTTCAGCGCTTGTAGCAAGTCCGCTTACGTCTGCTTTATATTGAGAAGGATTGTCCAAATCATTCTGAATAGCGGTTAGCGCACTTGTGTATTCACCAGCGCTTGCAGGTGTGGCAGGTAAATTGTCGGTCTTGGCTTTGATAGCGGCTGTTTCTGTTTTCACTGCTGGCAGGTCGGTATCGTGGATGTTGTCTAATGTGGTTTTCAGACCATCAACAATGCTGTCTACAACTGCCAGCGGAGTTAGCACATCATCCTTAGCCTTATCGTAAGCGGCGGTCAATGTCATTGCAGAGCCTACTGCCGCAGG